CTTGTCTGGTCTTACTAATCTTGTCCAATTCATCGAAGTATATAATACCATTCTCACACCCCATTTTTGTGATCGCATCTATAATTTTCCCACATCGGGATCCTTCGTACGTGTACCCAAATCCTTTCAAAATACTTGAATCGTTACTCCCACCCAAAGGGATTGGGTAGAAGGGTAGTCCAAGAACCTTAGAAAGTCCCTTTTCGATTAATGTAGTTTTCCCATTACCCATTGGTCCTTGTAATCCCAACACCTTACCAAAACTGTTTGGATTCGTACGACGTTGGGCTAAGTAGGTCTTGATCTGGTGCTTCGCTTCCTTATGACCAAACACCACTTTATCCAACGTATCGTCAACACTTGCGAAAAACTTTGGCAAGTTGCTTGCCTTCGTAGCTTCCATGATATTAGAGGCTAATTTTCCGTAGGGATATTGTAAGACGCAATCCAACCATGCTGGCATCTTGTGGTCATGTTCGGGGTTATGAGCATTCATACGCTTCCATATTTCCTTCTTAACCTCAATCGGAGCTTGGGATCTCAATAGTTTGAAGATTGGGGATGTAGTAGATTCATCATTTTCTACGATTGATTTTATTTGTTTCAAATTTTCTTTACGAATCACCGGGTTGATATCATTCAGAATCTTTAAGAAATCCCCATTATTGGTTTGCTCTTCAACTACCCGTAAGATATCCTTATACAACTCCATATCATCCTCCAAGCCTTTGGGGACAATGGTGTCATTCAAAGCAGAATCAAACAACGATACCAAATCAGTTGGGTCATTATTTGTATCGTCAAAGACAACGGTGTTTTCAATGTCAGAAGACGAACTGTACTCACTCATCGAATCATTGATAATATCATAACCATTAAGACAATCACGAAGTATAACCGAAAATTGTTTTTCAGCCTCCTTATACTCTACCGATTCCATCATAGATTCAATATCAATTGATTCCATGGAAATAATTGCAGAATTTTGAATTTCATGTAATAATGACATCATCTCAACAAACTTATGTCGATGATAATTATCTAAAATGTATTCAGAAGTTTTCATAATAGATTGCAACCCGATCAATGTTTCTTCGGGTTGAATCTTTTCAACCACCCTTTGTAAGAATGCTTTAAATTTTGATTTTGTTTTAAAAACACCTTCTTCGATCAAAGTAGCCAACATACGTGTATATGCTAAATTAGTCTCATATTCGATCATTTTGTTCTTTAAAGCGTTTCTTGTAATAGTCATATTTGTATTTATATAGATTTAAACTAAATAATATCCTCGAATTCGTAGAAGTTTTTCATTTTTTTATTGTAAGAGATGGATGGCAATTCTTCTGGTTAGGAACAATAAATCCAAAAGGTTGAACCAATTTTACTAATTCAGATGAATTGTTGATCGAGGCTGCTGGGTATTTTGAGTAAAAACATATTTACGTAATACAAGACCATCATAAGGTAAAGAAGAATGCCAGTAGAAACTGAAACAGCGATCGATATATTAGAATGTGCAAAAAAGTCGGGAGATCGAGATTACTTGGCAGAATATGAAGTAACGATAGACAAGGTTAGGAAACAACTTCTTGAGGCCGGGTTCCCGACCGATCAACCCGATGATTTGAATAAATATTCGATAGACGTGTGTGCTCTTAGTGTATTCCAACACAGACTTGGTCTTCATGATAAATCGGTTAGTATAGGAGAATGCTTTGCCCTATTCATGGGACAAAGTGGTGATGATCATGTTGTAGGGAAAGGTAAAATTACAGATTTGGCATGGAATCAGACATTAGAGAGAATAGTCGAGCAATTGGAAGAAATTGGTACCTAAGTCGTTCATGTAAGCAAAAAACTATCTTAAAGAATTTCATAACTTATGTAATCATAGTAATAAAATGTTTCGTCTACATGATTTACATAAAGCAGTTATCTACCATACTTCTACGAAGGATGTTGTTGATGCGAGACACTTATTTACAGAACATTGTACACAACCATATTGTGAGGCTCAATATTTTTGTGACAAGAAACATGAGGGTGATGTAACACAACTAATTGTATGTGATGTACTGAATGTGTTGTTGTATTGGGATACAGTCTCATTTGAACAAGAATCGAAATTGTGTCTAACCGAGTGTAAGTTTCATGCACAAGGTAAGTGCACGAAGGGGTCGGCATGCACGTATGCTCATATGGATGATGTTGTGCAACAAATTGCGTTAGATATGCGTTATAATTACAATTGTAGTTTTAAATGGCATTTTGGTGATCCTAAAATTGCATCGCAAAATTAGGTAAGTCGTTGTTTCTTCTTTTTATGCATCACATAGTACGAACCAAGCAAAAGAAGAAGTATGGTTGCTATTCCAATTACTTTATTCATCATAGGGTCGGGCTGTTTATAAAAGGTAAGTAAGGCATCTTCGTACGAAATCACAGGCTTGTTGAGTGATCGATTTACCTCATTGTGTAGATCAACCGTGAAGTTAAAGAAGTTTGATTTAGATCTCACGACATCATCAAGATCATATTCAACTAAATGATTCTTTAAATGAAATCGACACTTCTTACATGGGAGAAGGTATGTCAATGATACTATGAATTCAATAGCTCTACGTTGGGTTGCGGTATCTGGTGTTTTTGGGTAATCATAAGCTATACTATGAATAAAGGTCCAACCACTTGGTCCCCATATATCTGGTTTCATTATACATAGATTAAAAAAAATATATTAAGTGATTTCTTGAATATGTATGTATATACATAAAGATGGATATACCAGCATTTGGGATTATTATGGATTTAGGTGAAACGAATACACTTAATAGTGTTCTCCAATGTATGTTGGCGTATGAAAAATTTACCGAATTGGTGTTGTTCAATATCGAGTACAAGACTAAACCGATGCTAAACGCATTACAGGAGGTGTTTGAGAAACTTGTTCAGTATAAGTGTATCGTCAAACCAAAAACTCTGTACTCGATAATTGATCAAGAGACTGTAATATCAACTTCAACCGACCCAAAATATATTATTGAATCTTTTATAGAACAATTAGGCAAAACATTCAGATTAGATGATCCTGGTAAGGTTCGGTTTAGTAAAAATGTTGCTCAATATTTTTCCGTTTTACAACAATTAAATCAGGCGATAGATAATAATCTCCCTCAGGCAAATAAGGACCATTTGAACAACGAGTACTTATTTCTTCGAAACAAGCACATTAATGAGATACTTAACACAACATCGTTGTGTGTTTGGAACAAGGCTTGTGAGAATATTTCAAGTAAAATCTTAAATTTGTTTTTCGGTCAAAAATTGGTAACAACCCGGTGTTCCAGTTGTACGTACAATGATTACACGTTCAAAATGTTTAGCGTATTCGACATTCCAGATGGCTCTTCAGATCAAATACAACATAGTATGGAAGAATTGATGTCAAAAGCTAGTGATGTTATTGATACGACAGATTGTTGTAAAATGTGTTCTAAGGCTAAGTGTACTCGTCAAACAGTTATTATGAAAAATCCAAAATGCCTGATCGTACGATTAGGCAAAAAGAACCCTTTGGTTATATCAACCGATTTCAACTTAACGACATTCAATAACATTGTAGACCCCCAGCTAAAGATAACGTACCGTTTATTTGCCTTAACTTGTGTTGATGGTGCTAATTATTCAACATATTCTAAAAGAGGTGATCAGTGGCACAGGTATTCATCAAACAACGGTAATTGTATTACTATATCAAGCATAAGTAATATAAAGATTAAGCAACCCACCTTATTATTCTACACTATGGAATAAATTTATTGGGGGTGCTATAGTAAAAATTGAAAATATATTACGAGTTGGGTATGGTATTCTAAGTAGTAATGAGAATATCGGATGTATCAAAATATTTTGGAGTACACCCAAGTACTATAAGGCGGTGGACGGATAATAAATTATTAGATTGCAATCGCATAAGCCCATCATCACATCGTTATTTTTCTTGTATTAAAGACGATATAACACAAAATGGGATTATCTACATTCCAAATATAATCAAGGGGAAGTATGGAAAGGAGTTATCGAATTTGCATACAAAGTTTCCTCAATACCTGGTGATTTATCAAGAATTTGAAGTAATTGACAAATTAATCAAGAATACAAGCATTAACACAATCATAATTTTTGATCCCCGTCCCGGTATCAAAGAACACTACCTACCAATTCTACTAACTTGTGAAAGGTTAGTTTTCTGGTAATTTTTTTTCTCACCTACATATTATTTGATATGTGGTCTAAACTTGATTACGATGACTCTTTTTTAGAAAATGAATGCAACAAAAACAACAAAATTCACAATTACTACTTAAACTCTACATGTGAAGGCCCCCTAAATGAAATGTTCACAAAGTATAAACCATCTGTTGAAATAGACTCTGAGTTACGTGGCTTAAATAATATTGCAAGTCACAAAGTTCAACCAACTTTATTATCATCAGAATCAGTAAAGCCCCCAGAACTATTTATCGATAATCGTATCATGCCAATTGATTCAAGGAATGCAGCAAGGGATTATTACGATCAAAAAAGAAAGAAAGTATCGAATGATGTTGGTGTTGGTGCTGGGGTTGGTGTAGGTGCTGGTGTGGGTGCTGGTGCTGGGGTTGGTGTGGGTGCTGGTGTGGGTGCTGGGGTTGGTGTAGGTGCTGGGGTTGGTGTGGGTGCTGGTGTAGGTGTAGGTACTGGGGTTGGTGCTGGGGTTGTGAATGGTGTTGGTGCTGGTGTTGGTGCTGGTGTTGGTGCTGGTGTTGGTGCTGGTGTTGGTGCTGGTGTGGGTGCTGGTGTGGGTGCTGGGGTTGTGAATGGTGATGTTAGAAGTTTGAATAGTTTTGGATACTTAGGTACATTAGGATCTGGTGTTGGAGGTACATTTGGTTCTAGTAGTCTTGGTGATAATGGTGTGGGTGTTGTTGGTGTGGGTAGTGTGGGCGAAATAGGTGGAATTGGTGTTTTGGGACGCCAGAATGAGATTATTAAAAAGAAGGATAAGAAACCAAGACAAACATTTAAACGGTTTGACACCAATTCGTATATAAGCAATTATAACAAGAGTGGGTGTTAATTTAGAATATATATTTTTTTTGCACACATTATAAGAAATGAGTATGATACCATCCATAAAATTAAAATACGCCTTCGCTGATTTAAATTGTATAAATAACATAGAGTGGACGAATACAAGTATTTACACTCAAGTAAATAATATTGATCCAAGTGATATTAAGATAGTTGAGGTGGAGTATTGTACACCAGATGGTTGCTGGTCGAAACTAATATCAGACCAGATCTATTGTGAAGAAAATTCCATGTCTATGTGGCATTCAATTCTTACTTTTAACTCCATGATATCAACCAAACCAAGTGATGTTTACTTACGAGCGAGATTAGTAACTAAAAGTGGAAGCATTTATGAAGATGGTTCTGTTGGTCGCTCTGTTGGTGATAGTAGATACTTGGTGAAGCGTGCATCTGGGCCCAATATTTTGGGGGATAACAAATATTTTAGTAATCTGGATATTATTAAAGGTAAGGATAGTTATTCAGTTAATGCTACGATGGCAATCAAAATGGACAACGTTGAGAAGGTTACGTTAAACTACAACTTAGGCAGTTGGGATAAACCATTCAATATCAAAATTCCATACGAATCAACAATCCCTTTAAGCGTGGATGGTGAGGTTGTTATGGACAATAAGTCGATGGGGGTTGATTATAGAACAATATCATTCAAAATAAAGTTAAACGACCCAATCAGATATATTGAGTATTATGTGCAAATTAATGACGATTGTTATGATAGCAACGATTCCCATAATTACAAGCGCTTATGTGAAGAAGATCAAATTAAAGATTTGTTTGGTAGTGGAGATGATAATATAGACGACACCAATCTTCTTAACCTGTCTAAAACATTAGGTGGTTTGCTTAAGGAAGAAACGGACTTGTCGTTTTTGGGTAAGGGGGTTACCTCAATGCTTAATCATTTTGATCGTGATTCCGAATCTTTGCCCCTGAACAACTTATTATCAGAAGTACAGGACCTCTTAAAAGGAATAACCAATATGAATGAATGAAAACAAACAAAAAAAACATATTGCTATTTATTTATGTATAAATTCTTATTATTATGAACGCAATTACGTCCATTCAACAAGAAGCAGTACTCAACTTCAACATGTATACATCTGAGTTTATTGCTTCTATAATTGAAATTTATCCCGAAAATACAATACTCCAAAATTACAACAATCGATTCCACTTACTATGCAAAGCAAATCCTTTTAAATCGGTTGAATATTTCCATGAATTTGTATATATATATAGAGATCGTATCGTAGAAAAGGATATAGATTTTTTTGTTCATTTCGATGAGCACAATACTATTCATGATGACAATTCTTTACTAGATGCCTTACAGTTGAAAGAATTATGGCTTCGACTTAATGAAGACGAGAAAGAAGAAAATAAAAGTACGATATTCATGTATTTAGAATTATTAATGTTGTTTACAGATAAATATTACGAATAATCACGTTAAAAACCTAAAATAAATAAATTCCATATATTATGCTATATTTATATTACACAAATGCTGTTCATATGATACCAGAAAATTACAATTTACAAAAGTATATAGAAAATTCTGTGTGGTTGATGCAAACAGGGATACAAGCCATAACCTATATCAAGAACATAATGTGCTTCGATTTACCCGAAAGCTTGAAACATCCGATTCTATTATTGAATGGTTTTAATAAAGTAATATTAGTAGAAGAAGATTCTGAGATAGTACGTACGAAGGATGAATATTATAGGAAATTAGAAGCCTACGCTGCTATGATGCGGGGTGTTGTTGAAACAAATAACGTACAACCACCCGATGATTTACAGGATTTTAATATTGTGATCGACGCGTTGAGTACTTTCCCAATCATGAAACATATCGCACAGCCGGTTTTTGTTATAGTTGAAGATATGTCGAGACTTAGAGAGTGGACGATGATATTACAAAACGATTGTCATGTTTTGAAAACGTGTAAACAAGTTGAAGAAACAAAGTTTGAACCAAATAACAATATTGTTTGTCTCTACAAGGCTCTTTTAACGAAAGAGTTGAAACAGATTGGTAGCGAATGTGTGATTAACGACTCGGTTATAGAACAGCTTCGCAGGAATAACGCGTTGCCTTATTTTGTTGACCCCCGAACCTTAATAGTGGATGGTGTTTTGTCTATATTCAAGTATCCAACAAGAGCCCTTCTCATCCCTTTAATCAAATATTTCAACCATCAACGGATTATAATACATAGATCACCTGCTGAAATCTTAACAAAACAACAAATACAATTGTTATTCGAAATCTATGACAAACGTTCTTTTGACTTGATCGAGAGTACGGATATTTTGAATAAAACAAATGATTTTATATCAAGAATTATAAATACAAACCGTACGATCGATATGGTTTTGACCGAGCATCAAAATATTGAATGCAAGTTACAACCAACGGAAATGAATTATATTAGCTTTCTCTCTACGATAGAGGGAACCAAACCACGTAGATACGATGATATTATTGATCTGGAGAAGTATGAGTGTGGAGTGTGTTTAGAGGGTAAGGATATACCCATTTATAAAAGAATAAGAACCGGGTGTGGTCATTTGATTTGTTACGATTGCTGTGGAATAATGAAACAATCATCATCCTATACTTATATTGATTGTCCTATATGCCGAACACCTAATTACGAATCCTCCTATTACTTTCCAAGACAAACACAATCAGATGAAATTAAATTACTGAGATCACTTCGTGAAACAATTGATTCTGATAAGAATATTATAATCAAGGGTGGGATACAACCTAGAATAAAAGAATTCCATCAATACCACATATGCGGTTTTACGAAGGCAGAGTGTGTGAAGATGATACGTAAGTATCTAAATACTACATTTGTTATAGTTAATTTTTCAGAAGAACCGTAACCGATGATTCCTCTGTAAGAACCTGATTTTTGAAATCACCATTATGTAGATCGACCGTCTGATTACTCATTAGATCTTCATAGTGTCCATTCTCCGGTTGTTTCAATTTTCGTTTTGGCCACATTTTATTACATTTATGATAACTAGTTTTGTTTTTATTCACAATAACAATACATCTCCGAGATGTCAATATATCCACTTGTGTATTAGTATTTTCATATTCCTTCACAAAATTTTGAGAACTTACTACTTGGATGATGTTTTCAGAACTGTTACATATGGTTGATATAACATCGTCTTCTACAAGCTCAGTATCCTCACTAATATCTACTCGCTCACATACAATGAGAATGGTATTTTGGTATGTATGGATACCTTTCTTTGGTTTATGTGGAAAGGAATGGACCTTAATATCCAAACCTTTGAAGATAGATTCTACATACTTATTGTCTAAGTGCTCATAGTCAACAATATTCAACCCTTTGATCCCCATCGAATTTAGATTTTCCAACATTTTAATGTGTAATTCCGTAACCTCAAAATTATCTAGATCAAGGATACGTGGTTTGGTGTAATCATTCTTTCTAAAGAACAGTGACTTCTTCTTATCTACAAATAACGACCGTTTCATAAGAGTTAAATCACTATTGTTGCTTAAATTCTTAATTTGATATAAAAGATCCTTCTTTTTATTTAAGAATTTCCTTAATACCTTTTTACGGAAGCGCTTAGTCCCCATCCCCGATAACATGATATCAAAAATTAGCTTGATACTATTCAATTTAGCAAATTCTTGAAATTCGATAAACTTGGAATCAAAGATGAAGTAGTTCAATGGTATGCGTTTATCGGCTGATACGAATGGGGTGTGCACAAGGATTGTTTTGTTTTTGAAATCAAATGAAAGATCCATAATATCCTCATATGAAAATTGTCTTAAATCAATGATAACGTCCATTGGGTTTGATTGTAGTTTATACATGATGAATAAAAAAAAAGTAATATCTAAATTGAAATTTCGTATATATCACGTTCTTCCTCTAACAAATAGCTCTTAATAATTTTCCTATTTCTATCATATAATATAACTCGGCTATGTTGCATACGATCTCCAGCAGAATCCGTGCGGTTAAAAATTTTGACCATTTTTAAACGATACTCACCTTCTAAATCAACCTCCCACCAAATCGTATCCTGCTTATCTAGTAGGTCGTATGTATTTTTATTGACCGTAGGTTTTAGATAGGTGTGGGTAATTGAATTATTGGCAACCGTGTCCCCATTTGCATACCAATTACCATTTGTGTCCCCATCAACCGCACAATCTGCTTCTCTACATGTCCCCGAGGTCCAAAAAATATTTTCAGGTGCTGTTGATATCTGTGTTGCGGTTTTATCCAACGCTACGTTGGTATCACTGGCATCAAGAGCCTGTACCTCGGCAATATTTAAATAAAGTTGAGATGACAAATTTGGATTCAGTACCATTTTTTCAATTCTTATATAATGAACCAAATCTGTGTATGTTTCGGTGGTGGGTATCCTAGATTTTAGGATCTCATTTTTACTAATTTCGTTGATATCAAGAATATCTTCATACGTCTTATTAGCCGTAGGATCAGGATCAACCGTAGGATCAGGATCAACCGTAGGATCAGGATCAACCGTAGGATCGGGATCAACCGTAGGATCGGGATCAACCGTAGGATCAGGATCAACCGTAGGATCAGGATCAACCGTAGGATCGGGATCAACCGTGTTTTCATTGCTTGCCATGAAATTATACGCAATAGATGTAATGAAGATTACGATGATAACAATAACCAATAGAGTTGCGTATGATATCATTGTTAATCAATATAGTAACAATAAATATTTAATTTTCTAAGAAAAATAAATGTTCAAATAATTCTAATTTGTTTAATTTTTTAGAATCTTTATTTTTTAATTCTATGTTCGATTCTTTGGCTCTTTGAATAAGATCTGTGTAGTTCACATTTCGTAAAGATGATTGAATTTTACCATGTTTGTGGAATATGAATGATATTTGTTGATATGTGAAGACAAATTCACCATCGTTACGTACAAGACAATGGAAGTTATTTTTCATTTTTTGTAGGATGATAAATATTTTGCTTTTATCATACGGTTTGCCATATGATTTTACTGTCTCTTCCCCGAAGCACACAAAAATGTGTACATTTAAAATATTTGCCAAATCCTCTATTACGAATGAAGGTCGTAATAAGTAATTGTCATTCACAAATGTGTGTATCTGTTTACTGTGAATATCATAACACTCTCGATCATTAGGTGGCATAGATTGATTTAAAATGTAAACGACTGCATTGATGGGACTATTGAATGAATGGTTAATTTTTCGATACATATTGTTCTTTGGGAAATTATCGTGCACAAAAGGTGATGACTTGATCATAAATTTATATATTTTTCTTTCTATATAAATTTAAAAAAAATTGCACTATATAATGCACAAAGAATATCAAGAAAGGGTTCGACAAATAAACAGATTAAAAACGGTTATACAATTTTTTGGGAAGGAGCTTAAAAAATTGTTATTTGTTCTTCTAATTTTAATTCTTCAAGATACGAATACATTCGACAATATTTATCCCAATATACCATACTTTCCACTTAATATTGGGAATCTTCGAGCCGATTATTCATTCACAACATCATTTAAGAAAGCATTATTCAATGGTATCTTACTCTTACTACTACTACGTCTATTCAACACAACAACCTAAATGGGTTCGTATCAAGGAAAACTCGAAATAATATTTTTTTATATTGTTATTTCAGTTGATGATGTTAATTCGACTACTTGGATGAATACGTGGCACTTCGACATCATTATTGAGATCGTTGAAGAGTAAGAATATATCTGGAATACTAAGAAAGAAGTAATGATGTAACATTGATCAATGAATTTCTATTTACTCCTCGAATCAATCCATTCAACCAAGTTGTTTTTACTTTCAAAGATTGTTTATTTTTATAATTATTTATTTACAGTGATGGTATCATGGAAGATCGTAAATACGGAACCAATACACTAGAATCTAAACATGGTGATGTTGTGATAAAATCAAACTCCAAAGATGTGATCATAGCAAGTGAAAAGGACATGCTTCTTACTACAAAAAAGGGTGGTATTTTGATCAATAATAAGAGTGGCCCTATATCCATATCCGGAAGTTCCATTGTTTTGAATCGATTACAAATCAAGCAAACCAATGATACTTTGTGCATCCATAGTAAAAAAAAAAGACTGAACATAGTAGCCGAAGATGTTTTTGTGAACAATTTTGACATGAGTTTGTTACAAGAAATGCAGAGACGTATTTCTACTCTGGAAGAAAAGGATACCAAGAAACAGGAAAAGATTATCCATCTACAAAAACAGCTGAAGATTTGCCAGACACAATTAAAACAAGTTACATTATTTGTAACTCAGAAAAAAGATTAAACAAACTACGGTTTTTTCTTATCAACATTGGCCTATAAGTACGTTTCGGGTGATGAATACGCTCGTATTTGTCAATTACTGTGCTCAGAAAGAACCATGCTAAAGAGAGTTCACGGGTGCAAAAAATATCTTTATCAACAAGAAATTTCAATCTTGTCTCATTTTACTCTTCGGTTTGTGTATTCTTTTCTTTATAAAATATCCCAAAGCCTCGATACGTTGTTTTGAGTTTAGCGTAATTTTATTGGTCATGCAATAATTTAACCAAAATCCGTAAGATTCAAATTCAGTATAATCCATCATAACTATACGATACAATCTTACGATACAATCATATCAATCGTTTTTTTCTTTCTTTGTTCTTGTTTTGTCATAACAAACATATGCATGTGCTACCTCTTGTAAGCTGATCATGTTCAAGACAATGGCCATGATCTTTATCGATAGTTTGGATGAATCAACATCCTCATTCCGGAAGTAACGAATTGTGTGGAGTAAAAAATACAATCTAGAGGCTACCTGTCCGTAGAAGCGTATTTCGACCAATTTCACTCGTACCAATTCGTTCTGTTTATTGTAATGATGATTCATATGAATTAAACCAGAGAGTAGGTTACAAAGTTCAATGGGTTGGATGATATTACGGATAAGTTCCGTATCCTTAATCAATCTACTTGCGTATATGGTAACAAAATGATGAATAAGACGGCATACGGTTAAGAGGAGTGGGTTGTTGGATCGAATTTCATGGAACGAAGAATGGAGCATGTTTCGTAGAATGCTTTTTTTCAAATGTCCCGAATCCTTGTTCGCCGCAACCAATAGCAATGTATCGAACATTTGTACGATCGTGTAGGCATTACGCTCAACATTTTCGTCTGGTATCCGATTCTTTAAGAATTCTTGTATGACACTGGTTGAGATAATCTCCCCGGTTAGTTCAATCAGTAAATTACTTAGTATTCTACTTTCCTTATCCATATATATATAGCTAATAAATTACTACCGTATTGTTATTTCGTTAATCGAATAAATACGAACCACGCTTTTAACTAAATTCATAATCGCTTACACTTAGATCAATAACAAACACCCCATTCTTCGTATCCTCTTTGGCCTTCGTTTGCTCTAATCTTTCTTGTATTTCATCGTTCATACTACGCACCTTGATTCGAATACTCCTTCTTTTCGTCTTCTCGAGTATACTTACGTTATTGGGAAATTGTTTACCCAATCTTTTGATCGACTCCTCTCGGTCCTCTAAATTTAATGGAAAGGGGATAATGGGATGATTGGTTGGGATTTGGACGAACGATATCGTCGGGTCCGTGATTTGTTCCTGGAGCACTAAATGCCTTAATATCGATATACCGATTTGTTTTTTATCCTTAGAATTGATTCGAAGTTTCAATAGTTTGGCGTATTCTTGTAATTCTGAGCTTGATTTTGTTAGATAATATTGCCCCTCCTTAGTAGGTACCCCCTTATAACGACCATAACTTGCATTCGACCGCATCCCCTTCCTTAGCTTAAAAATGCCCCATTTACTGTTCACATTTTTCGTATCTTTTACAATAGTACCAAATACACTGTGTTCCGTTTTTTGGGTATAGTACGAATCATCAAATGTATACTTTTGTTGTGAAATATTACATTTAGCATACTCTTCTGGATTAATCAATTTAATATAACTCTCTATTGGGTTCGATGGCTGGTTTATCATTTTTTGGTTACTCACTCTATCTTCTAAAGAAATTTTTTCCGATTGATTGTAGGGCTGGAAGATATAGGTAATGATTTTCTGATTTTTTAAATTAGGGATTACCCTCTGGATTAAGTACCCCTCGTTCAATTCCTTGTCATACAACCAATACTTATGTGTAAACAGTTCGTTTTTTGTTTTAGGTATATACCTATTAATCGCG